ACTCACCTAGTTGTTTCCATCCACCTATTTTTTCTGGAGTACCATATCTAAAACGCACATTTTCACCATCAATCCATTCAGACTCAGCTCCTGTTGATGTGACTTGTTTATTAAATCCTGGTAAAAAACCTAATTTTTGTAGCATATAAATTCCTGTAAGGGAGACAGTAGGTATGGTGGATTACTGTCTCCATCTTAGGAGATATACCATTAATTAAATGTATATACAACTATAACTCTATAGCCTGTTTTAGGATAAACCATGTAGTGGGGGCATTTATCAAAGACCACTCCCTTGTATTTTTCAGGAGTTATTTCTTTAATTACTTTATTTTTATTATTTAAAAGGATTGTTTTAGAGTTTTGGTCGCAATCGTTTAAGTAGATTATTAACTGTTTATGGTCAAAGTTATGGTCTTCATGCACAATTGATTTTTTTACACCAAAATTAAAAGTCATATTGACAGACACTCTAAATAAATTATTTACTTCAATTTTATTTTTTTTACAAAAAGACTCTAATAGATCTAAAAAAAACTCAGCGTAAACTGAATTATAATTATCATCATTTCTATCCTCAGGTCTTTTTACTATTATGTGAGTTAGATAAGGATAGTCTAAAGAATCTTTAAAAGACTGTGCCATATAAAAAGGAAAAGAAAGACTATTTAAAACTTTATCTATTTTCTTTTTATTTTCTTTAGATAAAAAAGTTTTACTTTGTTTAATTAAAAAACTCATGTTTTTTTAAACCAAGAAGTTAACCCTAAATGTTTACGTTTATCAAACATGTTTTCTTTAGAACCGGGTGTGTTTTTATTATTGTAATGAAGAAAGACTTGAGCACAGTTTTTTCCTCTAAATTTATTTCTCCAATGTTCTAATTCACATCCAGAATAAACCAACATGTCTCCTGGTTTTAAATCTATTTTAATTCCTTTTTTACCAGTTTTACCAGAAGGCTCAAGATATATGGGCCAGCTATCACCACCAAGATTCATTGTAGTTGATATCTCACAACTAAATCTATCCTTATGTCTTTTAAGTATGTCTCCTTTTTTATAAATTCTTGCATAAGTATAAGAAGGGTATAATTTTAAACCAGTAGTTTTTTCCATAATGGGTTGACACTTTAACATTAAAGTTTCCATAGCAATATCGGAGTAATGAGAATAAGTATTAGGTATCTGTTCATCGTTTCCTTCGTAATAACCTAACATATTTTCAAAGGGTGATATGTATCTTGTTTGTACACAGGTATCGTAAACTTGTTTTTTCATACAAAAATAATTATATAAAAACCCTGCTATTTCTTTTGATACAGCTTGACGTATAACAGTATATTTTTTATCTTTAAACATATTATTTAAATGGGTATCCTAGATTCCAAAGAACTAAAGAATACCTTACTCCACTTGTTACAGGTTTAACTCGATGCCATACATGACTTGGAAATACTATGATCGAGCCTTTAGGTAATATTTCTTTTGCTTGTCTTAAATGTTTAAATTGATCTCTAACATGTGGATCATAATTTCTAAAATCAAATTCTAATTCTCCCCCTTCATAATCTGAACCATCAGTGAGTTGACAAGTAACAGAAAGTTTTCTAATTTTACCATTCTCTGGCCCTTTTTTTTCATATGGTTTTTCCCAAGAATCACAATGCCAATCGTAATATTGATTAAGTTTATATTTTGTAAACTGGCACATCTCACTTCTATCCCATTCAAAATTCCAACCGGCAGAAGAATTAGCTTGATGTATGTAAGGTTGTATTTCTTTATAAATCCAAGTGTCATTTAACCAAGAAACATTTGAGTCTCTCTTTTTTTTTAAATTATTAATATCATCTTTATTTAGTTTTTTCTTTTTTCCATAATTACCGGTTACTGCAAGACTTTCTTTTTGATTTAACCCATGTTGAATAACCTCATCACAAAACTTAGGAGTTAAAGCGGATTTAAAATACCAATAATAATTAACTAAATTCATACTATTTCTAACCAACCTGTTGCAATATATTTTTCTTCAGTAGGAGATATAACTCCATGGTGGGGGTGTGTAAATTCAGCAGGCCATATAATTAAATTACCTTTAATAGCTTTAGTTGTAGTTTTTTGATATGGAAAAGTAGTTCCACCTTTATCTTTAACAGTATTTAAATACAGCATGTAAACCAATTGTCTTGATGTCATTTGTTTATTTCCTCTCTCGTAGTGAATAGCAGGAAAACCCTTACCCGGTTTATAATGTTGGATTGTATTACAGACACAGGTGTTAACATCGTCTCCAATATTATATTTTGTTACATAGTTTTGAACATGTGTACTAAGTTCTTTAAAAAATTTTATAATAAATTTGTTACTAGAATTATTATAAAAATAAACATCTGTAGAATCTTTTAATTTTTTGTTGGTTAAACCATTTCCTACAGTACCGGCGTTTTTATACTCTTTATTTTTTTTATGGTAGTTAATTAAATTATCACAAATATTTAAATTTGTTTTATATGTTTCAATAAAATTATATAGATTCATAAGTAATTGTTTGAATTAAATTTAAAGAATCTTTTTGATTATTTTTAATACAATACATATTTGTAGAGGGAAACATTAAAAACATATTAGTTTTTAATTCAATATCCCACGACCTACCTTTTCTTCTATTCTCATCATAGTAAATTCTAACTGTACAATCTTCAGTCCTAACTCCATATAACAATGTAAAATCTGGTGAGTTTCTTAAATCCACAGGATCTATATTTATTAAAGGCTCACTTGTTTCTAAAGGTTTATAAACATCACCCCAAGTTTTTTTATTAACTAAGTTTAAATTAAATTTAAGATTGATATGTTCAGATAAATATTTATCTAACATATCCCACTCTGTAGAAAATGGAAATTTTATATTAAAATAATTAGAATGAATAATATCATTAGTTAGTTTTACGTGATTTATTTCAAAACCCTCGGGCATTGAAACATCGCCATAATACAGAGACTGTTCTGTTAATACTTTCTTTTGCATACCTAAATGTAATATACACCTAGGTTTTATAATGTCAATTATAGTTTAATATCTACAAAAATCCATGATTGTGTTTCTTCATTCCAATCATAAAAACACATTGTTTGTTCTTCTGTTATTTCTGGAGGATCCCCTATTGGAGATTGCCATCTTGCTTCAGATACATTTTTTATCCAACTTGGAAAAGGTTTTTGTGGTAAAAAAATATTATTTTCTGCGTCCCAAATAGAACCTATAACTGCAAAATTTCCTCTTAATGCTTTTGATTGATCTTCTGATTCAAGTCTTTCAGTAGTAAAATGTTTTCCCAATAACGTATTGTATGAAGTTTGAATCCATAAAGCTGCAGGCCAATTATCAGTTGTTTCTAAATATTGTTTACCTACTGTTTCATTTTGAATGCCATCAGCATTAAGCATGTTTGAGTTGTCTATAACAACTACATTTAAAACTTCGTTTGTTTCTGATATTTTTGCAAAATGTGCCATTATTGATATTTATACCTTATTAAAACTATTCCAGATCCACCAGATCCACCTGCTGCTGGTAATTGTACTGTTCCGGAAGCACTACCTCCAGTGTTTGTTTGTCCGTTGTAACCATTTGCCGGATTACTAGATCCTCTTGCACCGCCGCCGGGTGAACCTGCTCTAGGACCTCCCCAATAGTTACTACCAGCTGCACCACCTGCAAAAATACCTGGAGATGTAGGACCTGTGTCTGGCGAATCAGGTTGATAAAAAGGTTGAGGAGCAGAACCAAAAAGAGGAGATACAGTTATTCCAATACCACCTGCACCACCACCTGAATATGAGTTAGGAGCGGGACTTCCTGGATAAGTAGTTCCAGTACCACCGGTACCGCCCATACCACCACCTCCTCCATTACCAGATACGTTTTCACCTGCGGAAGCTCCAGGACCTCCCTGATTTCCTTGACCGGGATTTACTGGGGGTTGATTTCCAGCACCACCACCACCACCACTAATTGATCCACCACCGCCAGAACCACCAGGACCACCCGTTACAGGACTTCCCTGATTTCCTAAACCACCACCAGCGGCTGTAAAACCTAAACCAGTTGAAGTTGCACCAGCACCACCTGTTCTAGGTGATTGTGAATATTTTCCAGGACCACCACCTGCACCAATAACAATTGGATAGGATGTTGCGGATACTTCGTAACCTGGGCCTGCTTGTGGATGTGCACTGTCAACAGAACCAAGTCTTACTCCACCAGCTCCACCAGGACATCCAGGATAACCGCCACCACCACCACCGCCAGCTACTATCATATAATCTACTGCATTTGAACCACCTGCATTACCTGCATTTGATACTGCAAAAGTTCCATTACCTGTAAAAGCATGTACTTTATAATCACCAATTGTAGTTACAGTTCCACCACTTGCTGCAATAAACTCAGGTGGGGCACTTCCTCCAGAACCAAATCCTAAGACTTGATAACCAAAAGATTTACCTTTTCTGGTTTGTATATTTTTTGTATTCTTACCTGAGGTAAGTTTATTTTTTAAATCTCTCATATCTGAATTCCTTATGCGTCGTTAGCTGCGTCAGTAGTAAAGAATATTTTGATACCAAGAACTCTAGCATCACCTGTAAAAGTATCTGTACCTGAAGTTGCAAGTCTTTTGAATTGAAAATAAGTTTGTTGATCAACTGCTGGAGAACCTGCAATTGTTATTGCACTACTAACAGATGTAA